TCCATTTAAAGATTATATCATCGTTTAAACCAAGAAGGAAGACCTAAATGTGGACGCTTGTCAAACATATTTTCTTTTGCTCCAGGTGTGTTACGGTTGTTATAATGAAGAAATACTTGAATGCATTCTTTACCTTTAAATTTGTTTCGCCAATGCTCTAACTCACAGCCAGAATAAACTAGCATATCTCCTTGTTTAAGATCTATTTTAATTCCTTTTTTACCTACTTTTCCAGATGGCTCTAAATATATAGGCCAATCATCACCAGCAAGATTCATAGTTGTAGATATTTCACAACTAAATCTATCTTTGTGTCTTGTTAACACATCTCCTTTTTTATAAATTCTTGCATATGTATAAGCTGGATATAATTTTAACCCTGTTGCTTCTTCCATTTTAGGTTGGCATTTTAACATTAAAGTTTCCATAGCAATATTAGAATATTGAGCATAAGTTTCTGGTATTTGTTCTTCTTTACCTTCGTAATATCCAATAATATGTTCAAAAGGTGAAAAGTATCTTGCCTGTAAACAAGTATCATAAACTTGTTTTTGCATCATAAAATAATTTGCAACAAAACTAGCTAAGTCTTTTGATATAGCTTGACGGATAACTGTATACTTTTTCTTTTTAAACATCTTTAGCCATTTCTTTTGGCACTGCTTGTATATTCCAATGTATAAATCTAAAAGGCTCAATACCAAAATCTACACTAAACTCGTGTTCTAAAAATCCTAAAATAATTAATGTACCTGGTTTTGGTTTAAAATGAATAAGTTCTGATGCACCCCATACACCTTTTTGATCTGGTTTCATTTTTAATTTTGTAGCACGTGCTCCAGTACGAGGTTCGTGAAATATAGGCATCGATGTTTTATCACTACACTTTAAAAAGTAAAATCCCGATACGTGTTGATTCCAATGTACGTGTGCTGAATGATGACCACCACCTTTTTTAGCAAACTCTTGTACCCACATCTCACTAAACATAGTTGAGTATTGTTGCATATCAAAACCTTGATGATCTAAATATTCCCAAGACTTGGTACCAATGTAATTCCTAAAATCTATAAAATCATTGTCAGCTGTTAGTGGTGTTGAATGATATGATCTTCCAAAATCACCAAACTTTTTTATATGTGATTTAGCTTCTGGAAAATTTCTAGCAGCTTTAATATATTTGTTAGAGGCTTTTGTTAATGATTTAATAAACTCTGGTTTTTGTTCAGACCAAATAGTCGTGTTAAAGTAATTATTTATATACATATTATTTAAAAGGTTTTCCTAAATGCCAAACAACAAGACTATATCTTGTTCCAGCG